CATGCCAGGGTAGGCGCGACCGCGCAGGCTCAAGAGCATCACCCCGTCAGCCTTCTCCTCGATGAGGCGAGCTGAGGTCTTGAGCCATATCGGGTCAGCCTGCATGCGGTCAAAGACCTCTAGCGTCTCCTCGGGGCTCCACCGCCCGCGCACTTGGTCAGCGAGGTAGGCCACCTGCTCGTGGTCTGGGATAAACCACAGCTGGCCCACCGCATAGCTTGAGCCTGCGCCCTTGCCACCGTGGCGACAGTCCCACGACTGTATCCATCGACCTGGGCATGCGGGCACCGCCTCATGACGATACAGCCAGGTCGCGTCAAAGAGCGTGCCAGACTCTGGCACTGGCCTATTCTGCCACAGACACAAGAAGATCTCTGGACGCTGGAGCTTTTCCTTCTGAAGAAGATCTGCGCTGGCGACTGCTGGCCAAAGAGCCTCACCGACCGCGCGAGGGTCGCGCGCCTCAAGGTCTGGGTTGGGGTTGTCCTGAGCCTTAAGCGCCTCAAGCTCCACCCAGCGCCAATCGTCGCGCTCGATCTGCTTGCATCGCCCTGTGAGGTCGTCAAGGTGCCAGCGCGTAAAGAGCATGAGGATGCGCAGGGGGCGCCCTGCGCGGCGCCTTGTCTTGACCGATGCACCGTACTCGTTCCAGATTTTGTTGCGATGAGTCGGGCTATTGGCGGTCTCGTGGTTCTTGAAGGGGTCATCGATGACGATGAGGTCACAGCGTCCACCTGTGATGCCACCACCAAAGCCGCATGCCTGCACCCACCCCCTGCCGCACACGATGCCGAAAGTCTTCTTGTTGTTCTCTTTACCGCCCTTGGTATCAGTGACAACGCGCTTGGGGTTGATACGACGTCCGAACAGGCGCACATACTCATCACACTCAATGATGGGCTTGAGGTAGAGATCAAGCACCTCTGATGCGCGATCCTGATTGTAGGTGACATATTTGATCTGAATGTCAGGATCGCGCGCGACCATCCACGCAATGAACAGCAGTGAGTATGTGGTCTTGGCGTGGCCAGGCGGAAGCGCAAATCCTAGGCGCGTGTCTTGGTCTGACGTGCCAGCGTCTTGGAGCTCGTGGATGAGCTCGCGCTGAAACCACTGGACGCTGGCGCCCGCCTCAATGCTTGGGAGAATAACGTCAACAAAATAGTCAAACTCGCGCAGCGCGAGCTCTTGCTCAATGTCGTGCAGCTCCTCAGCGGTGAGCTCTATGGTGAGCTCAGCTGCCACGCTTTGCCGCCATGATCGCCTTGAGCGCTTCGGTGGGCAGCTCCTTAGCGTCGAGGGTTACCCTGGTCTTGACCTCAGCCTCAGCCTTGACCTCATGCTTAATCGGAGCATAGCCCCCTTGCATCTTGGCAAGCTCCTTAGTCGCGCTGATGCGGTCGCGTGGCTCAAGCTCGCCATCACGCATGATCTCGGTCAAGAACTGCTGCATCTCCTCAATGGTCGCAATACTTTTAGATTCAACACGTTGGCGGCGCTCATCGATGGCAGCGGCGATGATAGGTTTTGATATGTTCTGGGCACCCATGACCTGAAGCGCGCGATCACTCCCCTTGTAGCCAGCGCGTCTGGCTGCGTCTGTGGCATTGCCCTTAGAAGCGCCGCAGTACGCATCGACAAACGCTTGTTGCTTATGGGTGAGCTTGCTCATCATCTGCCTCGATCGCTGCGCACCAGTCCACGGCCACAAAATCAGCAAGAGCCACTGAGCGCTCGCGTAAGGCGCTCCAAGGCACCAGCGCGACCAGCAGCTCATCTTTGACCATCATGCCCGCCAGAACGTACACCAGCGCTTGTGCTGCCAATGCGCGGTCAGCGTGGCCTTGCTGCGCTGAGGATAGCACGCTCTTGCTCACCCTACCAGAAGGGCACCACTTGGCGTCCGCCGTCACGAACCGCCCGCGCGATGTAGCACCGACGTAATCCAGCCACGTCGAGCCTGCGCGCTTATGAGCAGTCGGCACCTTAATCCAGACTGGAAGCGTGGATTGATGCTCGACCTGCCTCTCGAATGCCGCCCCTAGGATCTGTGATGCCCGCGCCATGATGACCTCCTATGGCATGATATTACAGTCACACAAGATAAAGCGCAACCAGATTGGATAGTCCGAAGGTAACTGAAGGCAAACCGAAGGTAACTTTTGCGTTAACCTTCGCAATAAAAGCATTATTTTATAATATGTTATATCATTTACGAAGGTTCCGAAGGCTAATATCACAAACTATTACACGCACACGCACGCGCACATGCGCAAAGAGTTTTCAGATTTGAACCTTCGGAACCTTCGGAATGCTAGATCACCCTTATCCTATGGGCACCAAACACCGTAGGCAAACTATCCAATAGCCTTCACCTAGCCTTCAACCAACCTTCGGAGCACAAAAAAGCCCCAGGGGGTGAGCCTGGGGCTAACGCGCGGGCGTCATCCTAGAACATTGCGAGCTGACTAGAGCGCAGGCACCCAGGGCTAAACCAGATGCGCTCGCGCGAGCTGTTGACGCGAGCTGCGCCTTGAGCTTGCGACCCATAGCCGCCGTTAGCCTTCCACGCGACGACATCCCATCCCAGCGCTTCTAGCTCGTCATGCTCGCCCTCATAGCCACACAAGGCGATACGGAAGCGCTCGTTAGCGCCATGCTCTGCTGCCCATGCGCGCACCTGCGAGGATAGGCGCTCGTTGTTGGCGTAGACGCTCGCGCCGCCATCATAGGGTGGGTCTAGCACAACGCCGCAGGTCGCCCAACAATTGAGCGTAGAAGCAGGGCTTAGCGGCGCGCTCCAGTCTCCACAGCAGACGCGCACGCGACGCAGTCTCGTGGCGATGGCTTCAAACCCCTCAAACGTCAACATGTTCATACCGCGCCCTAAATCGCCTAGATGCGGCGTCCTGATTGACATTGGTCCGCCCGTGAGCGGCGCCCCGATTGACCCACACATCACATACACCCACCATGCAGCGAGGCGAGGATCGCACCAGTCAGGGTTATCAGCCAGACGCGCGGTCACGTCGCCACGATGGCGCAGCAAGGCGTTGTGGCGCGCGGTGATGTCCAGCGCATTGACAGGCCAGTCGGCATGACGCGCGAGGTCATCCGGGCGCAGTTTGAGCGATCGCCAGAAATTACACAGGAGGCCGTCAGCATCATTGATCGTCTCGGTATGGGGCTCGTGTGGTCGTGCGAGCATGACAGCAGCGCTACCACAAAAGGGCTCGATGTAGTTTTTAACATCACCCAGGCGCTCCCAGATGAGTGAGGCCGCGCGGCGTTTGCCCCCAAAGTAGGGAAATGGTGCAGTCAGCATAATCCCCTCCTATCGCAATGCGATGCTAAGCTGTGCGCGTCGCGTGGCTGGACATAGTCGCTCAAGCACCCCGTCAAGGTGACGCAGACGACGCCCGAAGGTGCGCTGATTAACAGGGCTCATGCCCGCATCAACAGCCCAGTCCCTATAATTTTTATAGATGGTCGAGAGGTCGGTCCACCAGTTGGGGTCTACCTTGGCCACCTCATCCAGCCACGCGGACACGCTATCAGCATCACCACTCCAGAGCTTAAGCTGGTGCTCACAGCTGGCAGGAATCGCATAGCGCCCACGCGCCAGCGCCCTCAAGCCACCCTCGATGCACCAGCTCACGAGCTGCGCACGCTCACCCTCAAGGATCTTGCGCGCCAGGCCCTCGATCTCCTCCGAGGTGCCACGCACCGAGCGGTCAAGGTCGAGCACAATAAACCTATCCCAGAACGCTGCGTGAGCGCCAGGCACCTGCGGCAGGTCGTTGTACGCGAATATATGCGCACATCGGATGCGCGTCGTCAGAGGCATGGCCTTGTACTTGATATTGATGGAGATCGTCTCACCGCTGACCACGGCGCGCAGGCGCGCTTGATCCATGATGGGCCTGTCCTCCCCCTCGTAGACCGCATTGATCTTGGCCAGCGCGAGCTTGTACAGATAGGGGTCATCACCAAACTGCTCTGGCGTGACCGACGCCTCATCACCCGTGGCATCTCCTACGGGCAGCAGACCTTTAAGGATGTCGATGAAGGTGCTCTTGCCCGAGCCCTTGCGCCCCTTGAGCACGAGCGCCCGATGGTA